GTAAACGGCAGCAGATCACAGAGAGCCAGTTCGACGAATACGTTGCCAGTCTGCGCAAGCAGATCCAGGAAAGCGTCTCTCCCTTTGAGAGTGACACCCCGGAGAAGCGCAGGGAACGCATGGAACGGTGCGACGATCCGCTTGAATTCATGCTTACCTACATGCCGCATTATTTTCGCAGTGAATTCGCTCCCTGCCATCGGGAGTGGTGTGAGATCGCCGATACCCCAGGCTTCAACCTGCTCGGCGCGCCGAGAGACCATGCCAAGACGACGGTCATCACCTTCGGCCTGCGCGTTTATCGGATCTGCAAAAAGCTCCGAAAGTACATCATGCTTGGATCGAACATCCACGACCAGGCGAAACGATTCACCGTCAAAATCAAGGTCGAGCTGGAGGAAAACCCCCGTCTGCGCAATGACTATGGCGACGTGATCAAAAAGACGAAAACCTGGTCTGACGATCTTTTCGTGACGAAGGGCGGCACGATGGTCGAGGCCCTGGGGCGTGGCGATCAATGGCGCGGCAAGACGCACGGTCCGTGGCGTCCCGACGATATCGGCCTGGACGATCTGGAAGACAACGCCACGGTCAAAAGCCCAGGCATCACCACGGCCATCATCGAATTTATCCAAGGAGAAGTCCTGGGGTGCATGGAGGGGGACTGCTCCGCGACGATGGTGGGAAACGTCTTCCATGCCAAGAGCGCCCTGTCACAGCTCATTGCCATGGAAAACGAAGAGACGGGGCAGCCGCTTTACAATTCCAAGATCTACGATGCCGTGGTCGATGAGGAGAGGCGCATTACCCTTTGGCCGGCCCGCTGGCCGTGGGACAAACTGATGCGCAAAAAGACGCTCGTCACGACCAGGGTGTTCAACAAAGAGTACCGCAACAAAAGCACCGAGGAAGACAGCCCGTTTCCGGATGAAACCACGCCCTACTACGAGCGTGTTGAGGTCGTCAATAAGCGGCTGCTTTTCGCCACCGGCGTCGATCCCTCCAGCACGTCCGGGAGCAAGAGCGACTTTCGCGCTGTCGTCACCTGGGGCCTCGACCGCGATGCAATGGTCTTTTGCTGCATGCATGCGTGGATCAAGCGACGATCCATTTCCGAGATGTTCGCCGCTGCCTATGAGCAGAATGAACGGTACCCGGGACGGGTGCCTATTGAAGAAAACATGCTGAAGGAGTTCTTGCATGACGCGATTAAAAACTACGCCCAAAAAGTCGGGGCCTATCTGCCATGGGTACCCATCCAGCATTCGACCAGTAAGGTTGATTCCAGGATCATCGGGACCTGTGAGTATCTCTGGGAATATGGGTTAATGAAGTTTGAAAAACGCCACAGCGATCAGAAGATTCTCGTGGATCAGTTCGTGTACATTCTGAACAAGACGGTTCACGATGACGGCCCTGACGCATCGGAGATGGCTATCAGCTATTTACAGAAGGGCGTGGGGGCCAGGGTCCCGGATGTTCTGCCCGCCTTTGCGGAGGCTGCCGCATGAGCTGGTGGAATCCTTTCGCCAAAGCCAAACCGGACGTCAATCCCGGGCAGGTCTCGATCCCGGATGATTCGATCAACGGCATCATCGGCCGCCTCGCCGGGTTCTACAACTTCTCCGCGGCGCCCTTCGATTTGAAGGCACTGGAGGTCCTGGAACTCCTCGGCATGTTGAATCCGGATGTTTCCCAGGCCCTGTCCATCTGGGTCAACCTGGGTAATACGGGCCACGAGCTGACCGTCGAGGGCCGCAACCCTGATGCGGTCCTGGAGCGGCTCAATTGGCTTGCCGCCAATTGCTACCGGACCGGCGGCGGGATTGACGGCCTGGTGAATCACTTTCTCCGGCAGATCCCCCTCATGGGCGCCCTGTCGGCCGAATGGGTGGTTGCCGACAACGTTCGGGACGGCCTGGTCGATTGTGTGATCGTGCCTGTCAAGCAGATCCGCTGGCAAAGGGTTGATGGGGTAATGACGCCGTTCCAGTACACGAGCCGTATCATCGCCGGCGGCAACGGCTACGTGCAACTGAACCCCGTGACCTACAGCTACATGCCGCTCCAGACCAATGACAATTCGCCTTACGCTATTCCGCCCTTCCTGGCGATGCTCAAGAACATCGAGGTCCAGCTCGACGCCACCGAAAACATCAGCAGCATCATCCGCAAGATGGGGCTCCTCGGGTTCATCGACGTTCAGTTGGAAATCCCGGATCAGAAGCCCGGCGAGACCGACGAGGCATACAAGATCCGCCTCACGAAGCGCCTCCAGGATTACGCCACGGCATACCGGAAGAACCTGGCCAAGGGGGTTTCAGTCCATTACAGCGACCAGACGATCAAGCACAGTGCCACCAATGCCGGCACCGCGGCCGGGGCGAAGTCGATCTGGGAAATCAATGAGGAGCAGATCTTCAGCGCCATCGATATTCCGCCCTCCATGTGCGGGCGGTCCTACAGCACCACGGAGACCTATGCCGGAGTCGATTTCGAACGGCTGGGCACCAAACTCGGCAACGGCCGACGGATGATCAAGCGCTTCCTGGAGAAGGGATATTCCTTCGATCTGCTGCTCCGCGGCATCGATGCAGCGGTGTCGGTGTCCTTCGGCAGCCACAGTGCCTTCAAGCAAAAGGAAAAGGAAGAGGCCGAGGAGAAGCAGATCGGGAACGTCCTGAAGAAACGGGACGGGGGCATCATCAACGATGACGAGGCGGCCAGGGAACTGGGCTACGAGAAGGCCACGGGCCGGCTTCCGGGAGACACGCCCCCGGATGGATTTTTCGGAAGCCGGGGAGCCGCGACGAAAACGGTCCGGTTTGCCTTTGATCGCAAGATCGGCAGGTACGTCCACGTCCCCGACCGGATCATCCTGGAGACGCCGGATGATGACCGGAGGGATCAGAGCTACATGGCCGCCCTGGAGAGCGTCCTGGAGGGACCACAAGAGACGGCGATCACGGCAGCGCTTGCCGCGGCCTCTGATTATGTCAGCGGCGACGGGAATCGCGTGAATGCCGAGGGATTCGCCAGAACCACCTTCGGGGCCTTTGCCGACACCTTGAGGGCCGAGATCGGCAAGACGGCGGTCATGCGGGTTTGCCGGAGGTTCATCAACGACGAGTGGCAGCGCTGGCGCTATGAGGATCGTAACCATCTCGCCGTTCCGGTGCGATTCGCCGATCAGATCGACATCGGCCTCGTGGACCAGAACGCCCTCCGCTATCTCACCCAGGTCGAGGATTTCTATATCGGCAAAGGGAACTACCTGGCCAATAATGAGACCGTCGGCAAGCAGTTCATCTTGTGGCTCCAGGATGAGTACATCGCGCACGGCCTCAATATCCGAGACGCGGCCACCTGGAACGAGTTCGCCCAGAAGTTTTCCGGCCTCGTGCGTGAGACGGCCTTCCAGAAGATCGAACAGATCGTGGCCACCACCATGGCCCGGGTTCAGAACATGGGACAGACCCTCTCCCTCTATGAGGCGGGCATCAAACGCTATGAGATCGTGGGACCCCGAACCGCTCCGATCTGCAAACACTGCCTGAACATGCTCGGGCGCAAATTCGAAGTGCAGGTAGCTGCCACGAGGCTGGCCAAGGTCCTCGGGAAGGGTTTTGAGCAGCCGGGCGATCTGCCGCCGTTTCTGACTTCTTCGTATAGCGTCGAGCAGATCGAAACGATGTCCGATGCCGATCTGCAGGCGGCCGGATTCGAGACGCCGCCCTTTCATCCGAAGTGCCGGCACCGGAAAGCGGCCGTTGATTGAAAAACGGCCTACAAGCGCCGAGGGGGCAAAGACGGCCTGGTACCCGTCCCAAGGAGAGATAGGCGGTTTATAAACCAATCTAAACGCATTTGCCGCGATTTTTGGGCGGCTGACGAGGAGGAAAAATGGACACCAAGAAAAAGAGCTTCGAGATCATCCGGGAAGGTTTCGCCAAGGCGAGGTTCGGAGGGGTGTTTTCCGGAGGGGTCATTCCGGGCCTTACCGCCCCGCTCTCTCTGGCGGCGGTGGAGAACAACGCGGGCCTTGATCCGGCAGAGTACTTCGTCACTATGTGCCGGTTGTTGTCCGCCGCGGTGACCCCTTACCGGAAATTTGATTTCAGCAAGGACGGGGTCTTGAAATCCGCAGTGCCGCTCTTCGACGGCCTGACCCTCTACGCCAATCACGACGCGGACGTCAACGACTGGAAGGGCATGATTCAGGAGCCCGTCTGGGATGACGAGAACACACCGCCCGGCATCAACGCCAAGGCGGTCTTTGATCGCACGGTGGATCCGAAGCTCGCCCGCGGTGTCGAGACCAAAGCCCTCCGCTCGTTCTCCGTCACGATCTGGTTTGAATACGTGCGCTCCCATCCGGACCTCGCCTATTTCTATGATCGGCTCGGAGAGGTTGTGGACGGCCAGATGGTCCGGTTCATCGTCACGAAGATCAACCAGGCCGGCGAGGTGTCCGTCGTCTGGGAGGGGGAAGACCCCTTTGCGAAGACTTTCAGTGCCGGCGGAGACGCCGGAGAAGATCATAACCATCAACCAGGAGGAACAGACATGAAATTGAATGCAGCAGTCCTTGGCCTCCTCGGGATCGCCGCCGGCACGGAGCTGACGGAAGCGCTCCTTGAGGGGAAAATCAACGAGACCATCACGGGTCTCAAAACCGAGATCGCTACCCTGAAACCCGATGCCGCTCTGGGCAAGCAGCTCCTCGATGAGACCCGGGAACGGGCCGTCACCCTCTACAAGGCGCTCAAGAAAGACAAGTTCCAGCAGGCGTTTGTGGACGGGGTGATCAAAAAGGCGGCCCTGACTACGGCCCGGGCCCTGGTCTCCGAGTATGAAGCAGAGGTGGAAAAGAGCGTACCCCTTGCCTGCCCCAAGTGCGGGGAGAAGATCTCCCGGCAATCGTCGGTCTCTGCCCCGGAGGGGTCCGTTCCGGCCGACGGTAAGAGAGCGGAGGATTACAAACTGTCGTAGGGCGCGGAAGGAGGCGCTCTCCATAACTACTCAAAGAGCAACGGAGGTTTGATATGGGATGGGAATTAATGTTGGACGTGGATTTTGACGGGATCGGGGCCAGGACCATTACCCTGAAATCGGCGGCGGGCCTCCTGGCCACCGCAGAGGGCAAGGTGGGAAAAATCTCCGCCGATAAGGAGATCGGCCTGTGTGCCGCCGAGGATGTGTTTTACGGCGTCATCGAAAAGGTGGACCTGGGCGGAGGCGTTTCGGCCGTGCAGCACGGCGGGTTCAAGACCGTGACCTATACGGGCGCCCCCGGCCTCGGCTACCAGGAACTGGTGGCAAACGGTGCGGGTGGGGTCAAACCGCCCGCGACGTCGGTCGGGACAAAGGCGTCGCTTGTGACGGGCGTGGTGGCCAACAACAACGCCATTCTTTTCACGGCCGTGAAGTACGGCACGGCTGAAGAAGACATCAGCATCCGCCTCAAGGACCCGGCCGGGAATAACCAGGCGCTGTCGGTGGACGTGGTAGGCCGGGACATCATCATCAGCCTGGCCACCGGAGTTGCGGGGGCGATCACCTCGACGGCGGCGGAAGTCATTGCAGCCGTGGCGGCAAGCGCGGCGGCTGACCTGGTCACCGCGGACAACGAGGGGGCGAGCACCGGGGCGGCCGTGGTGGCGGCCGTAAACCTCACCAACTTGGACGGCGGGGTAAATCCGAGCGCATCCGTCGGGCGGAAGGTCTTCGTCGTGTCCAAGGACACGAGCGCCGGCACGCTGGTGATGGATCTGGGATAACAGCAGGATCGGGGCGCGCCTCGACCTCAAACGATTGAAAAGGAGCAATTTATGGGACTCAAGAGACTGACCAAGGAGATGTACCAGGAAGCCCGGCTGAAGGGGATGACCTTTTCGGAGCTTCTTGCCATGGAATCCCCGTCCCAGATGGAGGGGCTCGATGCGTTCGAGGCCGCCCTCTACGAGCGGGACATCAACCTGAAGAAAGACACGGTGGAGAAATTCTACCGCACGAAAGAGGATTCGATCCTCTTCCCGGAGTTTATCAATCGTAACGTCCGGATCGGTATGGCCGGCCTGGGGCGGTTCGACCTCACCATCGAGGAACTGATCGCCACGACGACCACCATTGACAGCGGCGTCTATGAGACTGTCAAGGCCGAATTCGACACCAAAAAGCTCGACTTCCGGCGAATCGCCGAAGGCTCTCCCTTCCCGACGGTCACGATCACGAGCGGGAAAAACAGCATCCGGCTGGCCAAGATCGGCCTGGCGATGGACGCCACCTACGAGGTCCTGCGCCGGATGAAGCTTCCCCTCATGGCGATCCACATGCAGCTCATCGGCAAACGCCTGGCCAAGCGGATGGTGGCCTACGCCATGTACAACGTCATCAGTGGCGACGGCAACGACAACGCGGCCCCCCAAGCGGACCCGGCGTCGATCAGCTACGACAACCTCCTCGACTTCTTCCTGGACATGGATGCATGGGAGGCGACCCTGTGGACCGCCAAGACGGCGACCCTGAAGAAGATCCTCAAGCTGGATGAATTCAAGGACAGCAGGCTGTTCGACACGGCCGCCACGGGCAACCTGGCCCGGATCTTCGGTTACCAGGTGCGGCGCTTCAACTGGACTGAGACGACCCTTGGTGACGGCATGGTCATCCAGCTCGACAAATCGGCGGCCCTCGAACTGGTCAAAGAAAACGGCGCCGAGCTTGTGGAAACCGACAAGGTCATCGACCGGCAACTAGAGAAGACGGTCATCTCCCAGGTGGTCGGCTTCAGCCGGATCTTCGCCGATGCGGCCAAGGTCTTTGTCGAGGCCGAAGAGGAGCCCGAAGGGTAATGGCCACGATCCTCGACATGGTGAAAAACAGGCTTCCCGACGAGGCGGCGCTCTTCGTCGCCTCCCTCGGGGCCTACATCGAGGAGGCGATTGCCGACGCCGGCTACGAGGGCACCGCCGAGGCGGACCTCTCCACCCGGCAGAAATCCCTCGTGGCCGACATGGCCGCCCGGGCCCTCATCACCCCGGCCATGTCGAGGTACAAGAAGGACCTGGAGGAAGCCGAAGGGGACGGCGCAGGCAAGGCGAAATTTGCCGACAAGCTGAAATTCCTCCAGGAGATGAAAAAGGACCTGGAAAAGTCCATCGCGGACCGGAAGGCGGCACTTTCAACGGCCGCCGATGCCGGAATCCCGATGATCGTTGTGGAGTGAAAATTCGAATTCAAGTGAAAGGAGACACAATCATGAAAAGATCCATCTGCATATTGTTCGCCCTGGTCATGGCCCTCGTTTTCCTCCCTGTCGTCGCTCCCGCCTATGATTATGGAGCCTCACCCCCTACCTTGAGCCGAGACAACCAAGGGAGCCTCGATCAGGAATCCATTGGCGTCAGAACGTTCTGTTTCGTGAACCAGAAAGAGGCCCCTCTTTGCTTCGCCGGGTGGCCGGTCATGATCTACCCGATGGTGCCAAACCTTCATTCTTCCAGAATCAAGATTTTGGGACCTTCACCCCGGTACACATCCGGTCCGCCGCCAACAATCGTCCGAAAGTGGCTGATCGCGTGAGGGTGAAATGACGGATCTCCTCTCTCAAGAAAATGTTGATCAGTTTCGGGGCGCCATGCGTGACGTGACGGACACGTTCCACAAGATCCCGGTCACCCTGCTTCGGGCGGCCGGGGGGCAGGTGGGTCTCCTGGCCGGTCTGGCGCCTGACGATATGGAGGCCCAGAACGGGGAGGTTCATGGGGAGCTGCACATCCAGGAAGATCGACGGGAGACGGTGGAACGCTGGATCGTCTCGTTCAACCGCGATTATCTGCGGGAAGAGGGGCTGGTGGATGAGGACGATCATCTGCTCATCGCCTACGAGGACCGGATAATGCTGAACGGGAAGCGCTACAGCATCATCAAGATGACGGACAAAGCCATCTTCCGCAATGCGCCGATCCTCGTGAAGCTCACGGTGGCGAGGTAAGCCATGGCCGAACGGTCTTTAACCGGAGACTGGGATGCATTGAAACGGGTCCTCGACCAGGCGAGCCCGAAGATCAGAAGCGAGAGCCGGAAGGTGATCGGCCGGCAGTTAAAGATGATTGAACGCAAAGTGCTCAAGCACATGGACAGCCAGGATCTAAACTGGACGAAGTTAAGCGATCCATACGCCGCGCGGAAAGCACGGTTGGATCTTTCACCGGATATCCTCCGGTCCTCGAACAAGATGTATGAGAACATCAACACACGTGTCCTGAACGCCTTCGAAGGTGGCGTGGGCGTGATACGGGGGGTCAAGACAAAGAACGGGATCGAGCTAACGAGCATCGGCCTGATCCACGAACAACCAAACGATGATGGAAAGAAAATCCCGCCCAGGAAGCTGTGGAAGCCGACCTTTGAGGAAATCAGGGATGACGTAACGGCAGAATTGAAAGGGATAGTTATCGAGGTCTTCAAAAAATGATCCTGGCATGCCGGACATTTTTAACCGCGCGCCTGAAGGAGCTGCTGCTCCCGGACGGCGTGACGCATCCATATAGCGATGGAATCCTCCCGCCTCCAGCGGAGGGAGAGGAACCGGATCCGGAGGCCGTTCCGCCCGTGAGGGACATCTTCTTTGACGAGCTGCCCATCGATTTTCTCAAGGACCACGATTACGCCGCCTGCTGCCTGGATCTCCGGGACGCAACCAAAAAATCCGGCCGGTCCATCGCCAAGGCGCGAAACGAAGAACTGACAGAATTGACGGTCACTCGGCGGCGGTATGACAGGGAGATCCTTTTCCGCTGCCTGCTCTATGCGCTTCGGCCGGACGATCTGTGGGGCACGGCATCCTATACAGGGCTGGTCGAGCAGTTCTACAACGTCATCGCCGAACACAAGTGGATTGCCGATTCCGACAACAGCGCCATCCGGGTGGATCCCCAGGACGTGGCCCGGCCCTGGGACACCGACGAGGAAATGGACAGGAAACTGCGCCGGCCGAAGCTGGCCATCATGCGGGTGGAGTTCGCCGGGGGCATCCAGAAGACGGCGACGCAGCCGCTGATCACGGGCGTGGAGATCACGCCGAGCATCGCAACATAAGAAAGGAGCAGCTATGGGGAGGAAGGACAGAGAAGTGGGAGCATCGATGGTGGCGCCGCACCCGCCGGCGACCGGCGGACTGAAGCCGGTGGAAGACCTGGCGGCGGAATCTGGGATGACGCCGGCGACCCTCGCGGGCCTGCGCCGGGCAACCGGATGGGCGCCGGGAAAGCAGGTAAGCGGCCCGGAGTTCGAGGCGGCCGCTGAGGCGTTCAAAAGCCGCCGCATGGGTGGAGGCAGGATTTAACTTCAGCAGCGTTCCGGGATGAACCTTGCTGAACCGAAAGGAGCGAACATGAGAGACGTTTTTGAGTTTTTGATCGATGGCACCAGCGGCATCGCCCCGGGCGGGGTCGAGGGGGCCTGCGTTGTCGCCGGGGTCTGCTCCCTGGGCGAAGTGGGAAAAGGGTATCTGCTCGGAAAATCCTCCGATCTGGAGGGGCTCCTCGGCGTGGGGCCCCTGGTAGACCGGCTGCGGGACGTGTTTGCCGCGGGCGGACAGGCCCCGGTCGTGATCGCCGTTCCGGTGACCGGCCAGGCCGGAGGCTACATCACATCCGTGGTTCACGCAGGGGAAGGGCCTGACGGCACGGTGAGCGGTACCCCGACGGGAAACGCCCAGGCCGTGGTGCAGATCGTGGCGGGTGGGGCGCCCGGCACGGCCACATGCAAGGTGTCCCAGGACGGCGGCGGCACGTGGGGGGCCACGGCAGCCGTCCCGGTCAACCGGCAGGTGGCCATCGGAACCACCGGGGCGACGCTGCTGTTGGCAGTGGGCGACCTGGTTGCCGATGACACATACACCTTCCTGGTGCGGTCCCCCATCGGCCCCATCACCAAGGTCGGAACCGGTCCGGCGATCACCGCTGCCGGCACGGTCAAGGCCGCCGCGGACGTGATCCTCAAGATCGTCGCAGCCGGCGGGCGCAATACCGGGACGTATCAGCTCTCCCTCGACGGCGGGGACAGCTACGGCGCTGTGCGTACCATCCCGGTCGACGGCGAGATCGCCTGTGGATCCACAGGTGTGACCATCACGGCCCCCGCCGAAGCCATGGTTGCCGGCGACACATACAGCTTCGAGATCCTGGCGCCAGTGCCGTCCGTGACGGACGTCCTGGACGCCCTGGAGACACCCCTGTCCCTGTATGACGTGGAGTTTGTCTACGTGGCGGCTCCCTCGAACTCGGCGGACTGGGCCTCCCTGGGGACCAAGGCGGATACGCTCTGGAACGCCCATCGTCCGACGTTCTTCCTGACCGAGGCCCGGCTTCCTTACGCGGACGAAGACTATGACGACTGGGCCGCGGCCCTGGTCGCCGAGCGGCAGGGTTTTGCCCATCGTTTCATTGCCGTCTGCGCGGCCTGCGGGGAGATATCCGATTCGACGGGCAAGAGGCTCATCCGGAACGCGGCGGGCTTGGCTGCCGGGAGGCTGCTTTCCATCCCGGTGATGAGGGCCCTGGGCCGGGTGCGCGATGGGGCCATCTCGCAGTTGGCCCTCTCCGATCTCTATACCGAGGCGCATCAGGCCATACTGGAGACCGCCGGGTACATCACGGCCCGCCGATATGCGGGGCTCTCCGGCGTGTACTGGGGGGATGAGCGGACCCTAGCCGAGACGACGAGCGATTACCAGTTCCTCACCGTGCTCCGGACCGTTTTCAAGGCCGTGCGCAAGGCGCGGGTCGCGGCCCTCAAGAGCATGTATGACGAGGCGGGGGATGCCTTCCTCGGCGGAGGGGCGGCCGGGCTGGCTTATCTGGCGGCCAATCTGAGGGCGGCCCTCAATACCATGGTGGCGGCGATCCCGTCCGAGCTGGCGGCGCATGTGATCACCATTCCACCCAATCAGGATATCGTCAACAATGGCGTGGCCGTGGAAATGACTCTGATCGGCATTCCGATCATTCGCACGATCAAGCTATATGCCAGCTACGTCTATGCGGGCAGCGGGTTTGATCCGCGGCTGCAATAACCGCTGAGAAAGGAGCACCAATATGATCAACGGACAGCTTTACGACTGGGAGAGCATCGAGATCGTTCTCCCCACCGGGATATGCATCGGCGTCACGTCCATCAACTACAAGGACGAACGGCCGGTGGAGCCGCGCTACGGCAAGGGGGGAACTCCCCGCGGATACGGACGCAAGAACTACAAGGCGGACGGGTCTATGGAAATGGATCTGGATGAAGCCGAGCTGCTGTCGGCAGCCCTCGGTGGATCCTGGTATGGCGGACCCCCCTTCCCTATCGTCGTCTGCTATTCCAAGGACGGCGCCGGGATCGTCATCGATGAGCTTCCCGCCTGCAAAATCACAAAGTGCGATACATCGGCCAAACAGAACGATGAGAGCGTTGGAGGCCGGAAGTTCGATTTTCAGATCCTCGAACCCATCGTGTGGGGCAATGCGCAGGTTGTGGCCACCGTGGCCAAGGCCCTACTCTAAACCGGGCAACTGATTGAAAGGAGAAAGCGACTCATGAAGAAGACACTTCCGCAGGCAGTAATCGATGCCCAGCAGGCGGGGAAGACCGTCCTGGAACTGACCGGGGATGATGACCGGGTCTACTATTTCACCAAGCCGGGGAAGAAGGACATCGAGCGGTTCATCGCCACGGCCACGAAGGGGAAGGCCGCCCTGGCCGCCAAGAACCTGGTCCTGGAGATGGCCATTGCCCCGACCGCGGACGAACTGGCCAAGGACTATGAAGAGAACCCCGGCCGGATGGTGGCCCTGAATAACGCCCTGCAATCGGCCGTGGGCATGAACGAGGAGTTTACCGCAAAAAAGCTGTAGAGCTCCGCGAGGAGCTGGCGACAAACGCCATCAGGCAGATGGGGATCCTGATCCGGCATTACCTCCACGCCGATCCGGCTCAGGACCTGGATGAGTTGATGGAACAATACGCAGAGGCGTTGTTCATCGAGGAAAGGCAGACCCAGGTGATGGCGGCGGCCATCAGCAAGGCGTTCGGGGGCAAACAGTAAATGGAATCCATCTTCAAACTCGGCATCCTGCTCAAGATCATGGATCTGGCATCCGGCCCGGTCCAGCAGATCTCCCGCAGCATGGACACGCTCCGGGCCAAGGCGGAGAAGCTCCAGCCCGTATTCGACAAATTCAAGGAGTACGGGAAATGGATCGTCGGCGCCGGCGTGGCGGGGGCGCTGGCCCTTGGGATCACGGTGACGCAGTTTGCCAATCTGGAGGAGGCGCAACTGCGATTGCGCACCACGCTGATGGATTCAGCCGGAGTGGTGGGCCCGGAGTACCAAAAGCTCAATGCCCTGGCGGAAAAACTTGGTTCCGATCTGCCCGGATCCACCAAGGACATGGTTCAGATGTTCATTGCCCTGCGTGAGCAGGGCGTACAAACCAATCGCATCCTCGGAGGAACCGGCGAGGCGGCAGCCAAATTCGCGGCCCTGATGAAACTCGGCTTCGCCGAGTCGGCCACCCATGTGGCCAAATTCAGCGAGAGCATGGGCGTTGCTGACGATGACATGGTCCGTTTCATGGACCTGCTGCAACGCCTGAAATACGCATCCGGCGTCGAGGTGGGAGACCTGGCGTATACCTTCAAGTTTGCCGGAGGCGCGTTGAAGCTCCTGGGACTGCAGGGGCTGGAAGCGGCCAAAGATTTCTCCACAATCGTCGGGGTCCTGGCCGCCGCGGGGATCGAAGGAAGTACCGCTGGCACCAACATGGCCCAGGCGTTATCCCGCATGGCTGAAATCGGCCACCGCCTGGATCGCGGGCAGATTGCCAAGCTCGTAGGACCCATTCTCGATCAATATCAGATCAAACTCGATTTCTTTACCTCAGCCGGGGAATTCAAGGGGCTGCGGCCAATGATTGCGGAGTTGGAAAAGCTCAAAGCCCTGAACCCTCAAGAGCAGATCATCACCCTGAAGAAGCTCTTCGGCGAGGAAGCGGCCCGGCCGCTGGCGGTGCTCCTGAAGAGCGGTGTTGCCGGTTACGATCAGATGCTGGAACGGATCCGGCAGCAGGCAGACATGGAAATGAAGATCCAGGAGATCATGTCTGGAACCAAAATGCAGTGGGAGACGCTATCCGGTACCGTTTCCAATCTGGTGGCCCATATCGGGGGAGTGGTCGCGAAGGTCAGCTTTCTGCCCGGCATTATGGCCAAGGTAAACGATCTGGCGGGCCGTTTCGACGCCTGGGTAGTGGCCAACCCCAAGACCGCCGGCATCATAGGCGGCGTGGTGATCGCGGTCACAACATTGACCCTGGCGGTAGGCGGAATCCTTCTTGCCATTGGAATTGGCGGGACCCTGGTCACGAAGATGGCCCTGGGATTTGGTCTGTTGGTTCAGGCAATAGCGTTGATCAAGGCGGCTGCATTGGCAGCTATCCCGGCCCTCTGGGGAATGACGGCGGCGCTGTTATCCAATCCCATGACCTGGGTTGTGATCGGCATCGTCGCAGCCGTCACGGCATTGGGAGCCGTCATGGTGTGGATGTATCGCCGGGTTGAATGGTTCAAGACCCTGATGGACGGCTTTCTCTTTTTCATCGGGTTCAGCCTGGGAATCATCGTCAAGGGATGGACGAACCTGGCACGCTGGATCTTCTATCCGTTTCAGTTGATCTGGTCGATCATAGATCGCGTGATCGGTATCTTGCCGAAAATATCCAGTTCCGTTTCCGACGCCCTGGCGGGTATGCTCAATGCATTCCCGGCTATTTTCAGTGGCCTGTATGAGTCTGGACGGAAGATCATCGCTACCCTGGTGGACGGAATCATGTCCGCGGCCGAGGGACCGGTTGATGCCGTCAAATCGATATTCCAGCGAGTTAGGAATCTTCTTCCGTTTTCGGATGCCCGAGAGGGGCCTCTCTCTCGGCTGACGCTTTCCGGCCAGAGAATGATGCAGACATTGGGCATGGGCATATCCGTTGCGGCGCCGGAATTCAGGAAGGCTGTAGCGGCCGGGTTGGCTGGCGTGGCGTTGACCACGGCGGTCGCCGTCAAACCGATGCCCGCGCAAGCCTCGATGCCAGCTCCCCCCGCGGTAACTCGTATGGTTGCCCCTGCGGAATCGATGGCGAGAGCGACGGCGGTCAATCCCGGCCTGGCAGCACCAAAGATCGAGACGCCGGACATCACCGTTTCCGCGCCGCCATCCGTCTCGGTGCCCTCCGGAAGCAGAGAGGCTGCTATGCCCCAGGCGCGCTCCACGACCGGAAGCAGCCGCAAGATCGTGGTCCACATCGAAAGAATCGAGTTGAACAGCGTCACAAACGCTCAAGACTTCGTCAGACAGCTTCAGGCGCTTGTGGAGGGGTACGATGCCGACTGACCGTCTCACGTTTGCCGATGGAGAGATTAAACTCGGTAATGATGTACTTCCAGGGATTCTGGTTTCCATTACCGTCAGCGCGGGCGTCAAGTTTGATAGGGCCGAGCGGGACCATATGAGCGGAAAGACCAGAACCCCGCTGGGATGGGAAGATGCGGACATCAAGGTTGTTCTCGATCTGCTCACCGATGGGGAAGGCGATGCCGAAATCATCGGCCACAGGACAGACACTGGCGAAAAAGTCGGTATTAAGACCACATGCTATGGAAAGCTCACGATCATTGACAGCTATTTCAAGGGGAACGAAAACAAGCCAAGCCCCAGGATCTACGACATCGCCGGAAGCCACTTCTATGCGAGGGATATCAAGCAGGTGGTCTTCTCGGGGCTGCAATCCGAGGAAGACGATCAGAGCGATGTGATCCGGGCCACGCTCGCCTTTTCGGAATATCTGCCGGTAGTCGTGAGGCGGGAGCAACAAGCCAATGCCCAGAAAAAGGCCACTGGCACGCCCGCAGTCAAGCCGAAACCCGCCAAAGCACCGGCGGTTGCGGATACGGTCAATCCGTTCATGGCCGGCATAAACGCGGGATTGGAATGAGGGCTAAACGATGGAGATAAGCGGTCTCAGACTCAACATCACCATCGGGGAACACGAAGTATACCGCGCTCCACGCTGGTGGATCGACTCTCAGCGGAGCTTTCCTCTGGGGCGGGCCGGGGTCATCCTGCCCGATCCGGAACGAGACCTGTACAAATCGATCAAGCGGGGCGACGCCGTCGAGATCACCTGCGGGTATCGAGACCGGGACCCCGCTGTCTGGAGAGGGTCGGTTCTGTATTGCGGGCCTGGGGAGACGAAAGACCAGATCGAGGTCAGTGCCGTGGATGGATCCCTTCCCCTGGCTGCAATCCGCGTCACCCAGAGCTGGGAAAACGAGACTCCCGAGGCGATCATAAAATGGGCCGTGAATAAGGCCGGCCTGACAATCGGCCGGATCGATGCCCCCGGGATCGTACTGCCTCGCTTCATCGCCTCCAATATCCCGGTCTGGCAGGTGGCGCGCCAGGCTGCCCATTCCTGCCAGGCTGCTTTCGAGATCGACATGAGCCGGTGGGCGTTCTGGCTGGGCGCATCAGGAGTGAACTGGGGGGACTTTGACGAGGTCGGAGAGGCGCCAGTGATCACCACGGGAGATGGCTTGATTTCCCATTCCCCGGCCGAGGGACCGGCGGCGCTGTCTATGATCGAGACGTTCCTGCTCCCGGAGCTGACCCATTCCCGGCAGGTGCATCTCCAGGATAACTGGCGGGGGATTGATGAGCGTTTTCGGGCGCTCAGGGTAAAACATGAAGGGACGCCGGATACGGCACGGACCTTCATCTGGTACGGCACGGAGTCGGAATGAGGGAGAGCGATCTCAAGAATCTCTTGAAGCGGGTGGTGGAGCTCGTGATGCCGAATTTGCGCCACTATTACCGGCTGCCGCGCAAAGGCATGGTCGTGAAGAGCTATGCCTCAGACGGGTCATACTGGGCCGACGTGCAGCCCCTGCGCAACGACGATAGCGTCGATGAGCGTGAGCCGGTCATCTCCCGGGTGGAAATCCCCATCCTCTGGGGCGGCCCTAGTCGGGGCGTTGTCTGCCCGCCGGCGCCGGGAACCTTCTGCGACATCGAGTACTATGACGGGGATCCCGACTACCCGCGCATCAGCAATTTCCGGTGGGCGCGAAACGGCGCGCCGGCCTGCGAAGTAGGGGCATTCATCATCCAGCAGTCGCCGGGGGTATTCATCAAGATCACGCCGGAAGGAAACATCGTCCACAAGACGGGCGCGGATCTGGTCAATGAGATTGGTGGCGACAAGTCGGAAACGGTGGGCGGGTCATGGGGGATTGAGGTGTCAGGGCCGGCGACGATCAAGGCTCCCGAGATCACCCTAGACGGGGAGGTCATGGTGACGGGAAACCTCATGGCGGGCGGCAACATCGCCGATGCCGGCGGGGCAAAGAGCATGAGCGGCATGCGGGGGACCTATGACGGGCATACCCACCAAGAGCACGGCACGGGCGGCGGCGTAACGGATCCACCGTCCCAGGGGATGTAGGAAATGGATCTGTTCGGCCAGGATATCAGGATCGATGCCGACGGTCAGGCCCTGGTGGCCGCCAACGGCGAACTGCTGTTGACGAGCGGCCCGGAGACCGGCGTTCAGGACGTGCGCCTTCGTCTGGGGACCCCCCTGGGGGAGTTGTTCTATGATGTCGATTTCGGCAGCCTGATCCATGAGTTTTTCCGCGACGAGTTGACGTCTGCCAATCGCTCTGCTTTCGAGGCGGAGGTGGAGCGGCGCATCGAGGAGGATCCCCGCGTCGCATCGGGGTCGGTATCATGTTCAGTGGCCGCCTGGGATGAAAATGGATTCTCGGCACGGGCCGCGTGGACGTTCATTGATGAGGACCATCCCTTCAACCTGGTTATCAGCTACGACAGCGACAAGAAGACAATGGTGATAAGCGATGTCAATCCAAGAGCTGGTCTCTAGATCTCTCGATGAGATCCGTCAAAGTCTGTTTGACCGCCTGGCAGCGAAGCAAGAGGAATACGCCGCTAAAGGCTGGCTTCCGATCCGACTGAACCTGAACAAAGGGATCGTCCGGGGCCTGATCGAGCTATGGGCCTGGGGTCTTTGGCAGCTCTACCAGTTTCTGGGGACCGTGCTGGTGCAGGCATTCCCCGATACGGCAACCGGTTTGTGGCTCGATCTCCATTGCCGTCAAGTCGGTGTTACGCGTCGCCGTGCCACGAAGGCACGGGGGACGGTGTATTTCACCCGCACCGGAATGACCGGCAACGTCCCGATTTCCGCGGGCCGCATTGTCAAGACGAAGCCCGACGGCGCCGGGCGTGTTTACAGGTTCATCACCGTCGCCGATGCGGTTTTACCCGATGGGGCAAGCGAGATCGCGGTCACGGTCGAGGCGGAGGAATTCGGCGCTACGGCCAATGTGACAGCCGGGCAGATCAGCGAGATATCCACCGTCATCACCGGGGTCGATGGGGTGGAAAACCGGGCCGGTTGGCTGGCCAGTGAAGGGGCTGATGAGGAAAGCGACGACAGCCTGCGCCTGCGGTATCAATTGGCCTGGATGGCGCTATCGGGATGCACCAAGTATGCATATGAAGCATGGGCGAGGGAAGTCACCGGTGTGGTCGAGGTGAAGATCCTCGATCAACATCCCCGGGGGGAGGGCACTCTCGACGTGGTGATCATCGGATCGGGCGGTATACCAACCGAGGCGCTCTTGGATGCCGTGCGCGCCAATATCCTGGGCACCGGTGTCGGCGACGAAAAGAATCCGATCAACGACGATGTACAGGTGAAGGGGCCGACACCGGTCAATGTCACGTATGAGGCCGAGCTAGAACTTACCGGTGGTACACCGTCTGACATCGTGGCCGAGGCTGAAAATCGGGTCCGGGCGCTCTTTGCGGCGATACCCACCATCGCGGGCATATCGTCCCTCGGCGTCGGCCAGGATGCAACCAGGGACCGACTCAACTGGGCCGTGATGCTCCCGATGGTCAAGCGAGTCAATACCGATTTTGTGGATGTTTCGATACCCCAGGACGGCATAGCGGTGCTGGCGGGCGTCACGATCACCTGGGCTTGGGCGAGTGAGGCATAATGGGTATATTCTGGGACTACTTCCGTAAGACCTTGCGCTTGCCGTGGATCCAAAAGCCCGGCCCTCTGGCCATGCTGACCGATGGTGGCGCCACATCCCTGGATCCGGCCCGCGATGACATTCTTCAGTTACGGGATCAGTTTTCGCCGGAACGTTGCGAAGCTGCATTTCTGGCCAATTTTGCCCGTAGTCGCGGCATCGTTCAGTCTCCCATGGAGTTGGAAGATCATTGGCTTGCCAGGATTCGCTTTGCATACCAATGGTGGGCTCGTGGCGGCCGGGCGGCGACAATGGTCGAGGTGTTCGTTCAGGGGTTCGGATTCGAAGCGGCCAGGGTGATCAATCTGCGCACCGAAGACCCGCTGAAATGGGCGAGTTTCAGAGTGGAGACGGAAAACCCGGCAGGAGAATCTCCGGTTGTATTTGAGCAGGTCAAATGGGCTATCAATGAGATAAAGCCCGCCAGATCTAAGCTCGCCGAGCTTCGGTATCACACGATCCTGCCAGCAGACGCACCGGTACTAGGTGCAACGACCATTTCGCAGGCCACGGTAATGGTCGGGCCAAGAAATTTTAGCGCAGGAATACTTT